ATACTTGCTAATGCAGGTTTTGATGAAGTTTATCCTCAGCATAAAGGCAAAGGATTAAACGTGGTTACAGGGAATATGGTAAATATGATTAAGTCTGGTATTATAGATCCTTCACTTGTAACAAAAAGTGCTCTCAGAAACGCGGCTAGTGTAGCCACAACTATTTTATCAACTGATTGTGTAATTAATAACTTAAGAATTAATGAAGGCAATAGGTAGGTATATAGTTGTTACTCCTGAAAAGCAAGGAAAACAAAAAACAAAAGGTGGATTAATGCTAGCTGAAAATGCTAGAGACGATCTACGATATAATATAGCCACAGTAAAATCTATAGGATCTGAAGTGTTAGGCATAAAAGAAGGTAGTAAAATATACTACGATAAGCATGCCGGCCACAGTATAGAAATAGATAAAGTCATATATAAAGTTATTCAACTACAAGATGTTGTTATAGTTTTATGAGAAGATTAGAGCCTAATGATTTACGTGCGCTTAATATTTTAAAGCATTACAGATTAATCAGAAGATGGGCTTGTAGAAATAATAACTTGCAAGACGCAGATTTAGAATTATTAATATATTTTGATTGTTTAGAACATTTTACTAAGCAAGACTATAAGATCGGTACTTATGCTTATAGCTGGGATAAGTTGCGCTGGGACAGATTGTTAAAAGAAGGTTGGATAACTGTTTGGAGAAAAAGAAACAGGACCACACAATTGTATCATATTTATAAAGTCTCTTTTAAGTGTAAACAGCTAATAAGTAGAATATACCGTATTATGTTAGGCGAAGAAGATATACCTATGACAAAATCAAATAAGATAATGACTAATGACACGTATTCTGATAAAGTATTGCGCAAAGCAATAGATTATATGAATAAAGATAAAAACAGGTAAATATGAGTTTTATAACAGCAGGAGCTTCTTCAATGAACGCTCTTTATAATACAGATTCAAGCGGGTTATTTGGCATAGGTGGTATTGCAGGAAACTTACTAGGAAGAAGAAGAAGAGAAGCGGCTAGAAAAAGAAAAGAAGCAAGATCAATGTCTACAGCAGCTGGTGCTAATAATCAGATAGAAAGCAGACTTTCTGCAGTTGAAGGCGCTCTTGAAGAATTAAACACTGCTACTAGTGAGCCAGTTGTAGATACTCCATCTGAAGCACCTGTACCGCAAGTTTCAGCAGGTGCAACAAATAATCTAAAAGCTTTAGGTACTATAGAAGGTGTATTTGGCGGACCAGAACAAAGAGACATTACAAGAGCACAAGTAATGGCAGAGCCTATAGCTCCACCAACAGTACAAGAGTCATTACAAGATCAATTAGGTAAAACAATATTAGGAATACAATAAACAAAAATATCATGGCAACAAAAAACGGTAATTTAGGAGCAAATACAATTTGGGACGGTCCTTTAAGTCAAGAAGGTAGACCACATAAAAAAGGGTCTAGCTCTGGACCAAATGGAATGCCAATAAGTAAATACCCATGCAAAAGTTATGAGCTTAACGGCCCGATTACTCAGCGTGCTAAAGGCAAGTAGAATGGATGACATCAAAGTATATGGTTTAAATACTTTTGCTTTTTTTATGTCTATATTTGATAGAGTAGATGCAATATTAAAAGTAACGCTTCTACTTGTATCAATAGGATATACAATTGCTAAATGGTATCAGCTTCATAAAGGTAAAAAATAATAATAACAAGTAATAATTATAATATGGCTTCACGATTAGATAAAGATAAAATGCCATGTAATAAACCACGTAAATCCCCTAAGAAAGATAAAAAGAAAGTGGTTAAAGCATGTCAGGGCGGTAAAGAAAAAATTATACATTTTGGACACAGTTCATATGGTCATAATTATTCTGCGGCTGCAAGAAAATCTTTTAAGGCTAGACACAAGTGTAGCACAGCTAAAGATAAACTAACTGCCAGATACTGGGCTTGTAAAAACCTATGGGCTGGTAAAGGCGGATCTAAAAAATCAAGCCCTAAAGGGGTAAGAGGAAAATATGGTAAATAAATCAAAAGGATTAGGGGATTCTATTGAAAAATTTACTAAGGCTACAGGAATTAAAACTGTAGTTGATAAATTGTCCGATGGGTTAAACATACCCTGTGGATGCGGGCAAAGGAAGGATTACTTGAACAAAAAGTTTCCATACAACAATTAACTAACACTACAATGAAATTTATTTTAATCTTATTATTTCCACTGCTTACAATGGGACAGATGGATCTTACAAAATCTTTAAAAGTAAATCAAGACTTTCAAGGATTTTGGATCGCAAAAGAAAGTAGCTATGTAAACGTATTTTTATGGAATGAAAAAGACGGCATTACAGCTTTTAACTTTAGTTTTATAAAAGGTAAAGTTTACAAACAAAAAGTTATTAAATCAATAAAGGGTTTGGTACAATCCGCAATAATACATCCCGACACAGGTTGGGCGGTTAATGTATCATACAGAATAAACGGTGAAGTTATCGTTGCTGATTACACAGGTGACTTCCAAGGAAAAATAGTATATAGAAAATTAAAATAATGCCATTTAAAATAAAGCCACCTATAAACACAAATACTACTCCCATATATTATGTGAATGAAGAAGAAAATGTTTTAGGTAGAACTAATGCTAATGGTACTATTACAATAAACGAAAAAATTAAATCTCCGTTAGAAATAAGAAAAGTCATAAGACATGAAATGGTACATGTTGATCAAATTAAAAGAGGTGACTTAAGTTATGATAACGACAATGTATATTGGAAAGGTAAAACTTATCCGCGTTCTAAAATGAATGAAGGCGCTAAAAAATTACCCTGGGAAAAAGAAGCATATAACAAAAAATAAATATCATGGCTTATAAACAAGAACCTGGAAGAGGTAAATCTACTCCGCTTAAAATGGCAGGCGAAAAAATGAAATCAACATCACCAATTATGAAAGCATAAGTTGGTAATCAAGATAAATTACCTGAGCATTTAAAAAAGAAAATACTAGATGCATCAGAAGATAGTCCAGTTAAAATGTATGGGTCTCCTGTTAAAATGGAAGGGGATAAAGGACCTTTAAAAATGTACAAGTCACCAGTTAAAATGAACGGTGGACCTGGCGATGGCGACGACGATGATGACAAAAAGAAAGAAGAAACTGTTAAAGTTGGAGATGTTGAATTTGAAACAGGAACGTTTAATGAACTATTTGAAAAAGATATTCCTAAACCAGGTGTGCGTGCTAAAAAGCCTAACTATTCTAGAGCACACGCAAGTGGTTTAAGTTCTGAAAAAAGAGCAGAAAACTTAAAGAAAAGATATGAAGCTGGTCAAATAAGTGAAGAGAAGTTTAAATCAATGATGAATAGAAATAAATAATGTCAAATCCAAAAAAGAAATTTAAAGACACAAAAGTCGGGAAGTTTCTTTTAGGTAAGTCCGGTCTTATTAATACGATCGGAGATGTATTACCAGACAAAGGTGTGTTTGGTATTGTTAAAAATCTAATAGATAAAGACCCAGATTTACCACCTCAAGATAAAGAAACAGCTTTAAAGTTGTTAGAGATGGATATAATAGAAATGGAAAATGTTTCAAAACGTTGGGATTCTGATATGAAATCAGATTCATGGCTTTCAAAAAACACAAGACCACTAACATTAATATACTTAACATTTATAACAACATTGTATATTATACTTGATTCATTAGATATAGCTTTCGATATAGATAGCTCTTGGGTTGAATTATTAAAAACTTTATTAGTCACGATATATGTAGCGTATTTTGGTTCACGCGGTTTTGAAAAGTACCAAACAATTAAAAAGTAAAAACAATTAAATTAAATTCAATGACAAAAATTAGAGAACACCAACTAAAAAGAATTTTAGAGCAAATGTTTAGTAAAGACAAATTATTAATGGACATAGGTGATTTAGAAGCTAAAAAACATTCATTATTACATGCACTGCATACTGTTACTCAGGAAATGGAACAATACAAATCTGAGATGGAAAACGAATACGGTGCAATCAATATAGATCTTTCAGACGGAAGCTATACTAAATTAGATGATAATGGAGAACAAAATTCGTAAGATAAGTATAGGAGCTGACTACAAAAATGAAGCCATGCACTATTCAGTAGGTCAATCCGTTTACGGTGGTCATACTATAAATGCAATATTGTTTGAGGACTATGATAGCTCATATAATATTTTTATAAAGAAAAACAATGAAGTATTGCCATGGAAAAAGTTTAACTGTAACATGGCTATTTCAGTTGAATACGATTTAGAATACTAATGAAAAGCGTATCAAGATTTATTGTAAAACCATATAATTCTTTATACAACAACGTAAAAAAAATAGGTGACAATAGCCTCTTATTAAATACTAGTATAGAGAGCTTTCGTCACGTTAGTAAAGAAGCATTGGTATTAGCAACCCCAACTATTGATCCTGATTCACCAATAAAGGTAGGAGATATAGTTATGATACATCATAACATATTTAGAAGTTATTATGATATTAAGGGTAAAGAGAAAAAAAGTAGCACGTATTTTAAAGATGATATGTACTTAGTATCACCTGATCAAATATATGCTTATAAAAGTTTTGATAAATGGTATGCACATTTAGATTATTGTTTTGTAAAACCTATAGTTGAAACAAGTAATCTAAAGACTCAAAAAGAGCAAAAGCATATTGGTATATTAAAAATTGGTAATAGTTCCTTAAATGAGCTTAAAATAAGCCCAGAAGACCTGGTAGGATTTAAACCATTTGGGGAGTTTGAGTTTATCATCGATGATGAGAGACTTTATTGTATGAAATCTAATGATATTGTTATTAAATATGAGCGTAAAGGAAACGAAAAAGAATATAATCCAAGCTGGGCGAAAAGCAGTTGAGGAATTGATTAAAGTAGCTGAAGAGCCGATAGTAGATTCAGGCGATGATATTACGGCTGACAGATTAAAAAACGCAGCAGCTACAAAAAAGTTAGCAATCTTTGATGCTTTTGAAATACTACAACGTATACAAGACGAAGAAGATATGTTAAACAACAAACCTAAAGAAGAAACTAAAAAAGATACTTTTGCTGGGTTTGCTGAAAGTAGATCTAGGTAATGTATCAACAAACGTTAATTGAAACATTAGAAGATTATATCAAGCCTCAGGTGGTGAAACGCCTTAATAAGTCCAAGAAATGGCAATACGGTTATAACAAAGAACATGACGTTGTTATAATTAGTAAAAATGGATTACTTGGCAAAGTCGTTAAAATAGAAAACTTAGTTATAGGTTTACCACCTGCACAAGATGTAATTTCTAATAAACAAAAAACATGGGTACCAGCAGAGTACCCTAAAGAATTACAGCGAATAAAAAGTGTATTTGATTGGAAGCAATATCCAATAGACTTTAAAGAAAAGTGGTATGATTATATTAACGAAGAATTTAGGAGACGTGATGAGGGTATTCACTTCCTACAGAAAGACAAGCCTATTTATATTACTGGTACTCACTACATGTATTTGCAGTGGTCAAAGATTGATGTTGGGAAGCCAGATTATAGGGAAGCAAACCGAGTATTCTTTATATTCTGGGAAGCTTGCAAAGCCGATGCTAGATGCTACGGAATGTGTTACCTTAAAAACAGGCGTTCAGGATTCTCATTCATGGCTTCAGGTGAAGCAGTCAACATGGCAACCATATCCAGTGATTCAAGATTCGGGATATTGTCAAAATCCGGTAGCGACGCAAAAACAATGTTCACAGATAAGGTCGTACCTATTTCAGCCAACTACCCGTTCTTTTTCAAACCGATACAGGACGGAATGGATAGGCCGAAAACAGAGCTTGCTTACAGGGTACCGGCTTCAAAACTCACTAGAAGGAAACTGGATCAAAACGACACACCTGATGAACTCGAAGGACTTGACACGACAATAAATTGGAAAAACACAGGTGATAACTCTTACGATGGTGAAAAGCTTAAATTATTAGTTCACGATGAAAGCGGTAAGTGGGAAAGACCTGATAACATATTAAATAACTGGCGAGTTACTAAAACTTGTTTAAGATTGGGATCTAAAATTGTAGGTAAGTGCATGATGGGTTCAACATCAAACTCTTTAGATAAAGGAGGCGAAAATTTTAAAAAATTATATTACCAATCAGATGTTACAGAAAGAAACCGCAATGGACAGACTAGTTCAGGATTATATTCTTTGTTCATTCCTATGGAATGGAACTACGAGGGATTCATTGATTCTTATGGAATACCTGTCTTCGATACACCAGAAAAACCAGTTAAAGGTATCGATGGTGAAGAAATAGAAGTTGGTGTAATAGAGCACTGGCAAAACGAAGCTGAAGGTTTAAAAGACGATCAAGACGCTTTAAATGAATTTTACAGGCAGTTTCCTAGAACAGAGGAACATGCTTTTAGAGATGAAGCAAAACAATCTTTATTTAATCTGACTAAGCTATATGAGCAAATAGATTATAATGGAGATTTAAGAAACACGGAAATAGTTACTCGCGGAAGTTTTCACTGGGTAGATGGTGTTCAAGATACACAGGTACAATTTGTACCAAATAACAACGGAAGATTTTATATTTCTTGGATTCCACCTAAACATTTACAAAACCGTGTAATTATAAAGAATGGAGTTAAAGCTCCGGGTAATGAGCATTTAGGTGCGTTTGGTTGTGATAGTTATGATATTTCTGGTACAGTAGATAAAAGAGGATCTAATGGTGCATTGCATGGACTTACTAAGTTTAGTATGGAAGATGTGCCCCCAAACAGATTTTTTTTAGAATATGTAGCTAGACCACAAACCGCGGAAATATTTTTTGAAGATGTACTTATGGCATGTGTATTTTACGGTATGCCAATACTAGCAGAAAATAACAAACCTAGATTATTATATTATTTTAAAAGAAGAGGCTATAGAGGATTTTCTATGAATCGACCCGATAAAGTGTATAATAAATTATCTATAACAGAAAGAGATATTGGTGGTATACCAAACTCAGGTGAAGATATTAAACAAGCTCATGCTGCCGCAATAGAATCTTATATAGAAACTTATGTAGGATTAAAACAAGATGGTTATGGTGATATGTACTTTAATAGGACATTAAATGATTGGGTAAAATTTAATATAAACAACAGAACGAAGCATGATGCTTCAATTAGTTCAGGGTTAGCTATAATGGCATGCAATAAACATATGTATACACCTGTAGCACCAAGACAAAGCAAACCTGTTAATTTAGGTTTAAAAAGATTTGATAACAAAGGATATAGTTCAAAAATAATTAAATAAATGGTTTATACTACAACTCAAAGTTCTTTTCCCGATCAGGTAGTACCAGATGCAGAAAAAGATAGTTTAGATTATGGACTTCAAGTAGGCCGCGCTATAGAAGGTGAATGGTGGGATGGAGCTGGTAGCAATTGGGGTAATACCCGATATGGATTTAACTACGCAAACTTTCATAGGTTAAGACTTTATGCAAGGGGTGAGCAATCTATACAAAAGTACAAAGACGAACTTGCTATAAACGGTGATCTTTCGTATTTAAACATTGACTGGAAGCCAATACCTGTTATACCAAAGTTTGTAGATATTGTGGTAAATGGTATGTCTCAAAGAAATCACGAGATAAAAGCATACAGCCAAGACCCTGGATCAATAAGAGCTAAAACACAGTTTGCTTCTAATGTAATGCAAGATATGCAGCAACAAGAAGAAAATGCAATACTGGAACAAGCTACTGGTATGAACTTTGCTAAAAGTCAATTAGGTAAAGAAAAAATATTACCAGAATCAAAAGAAGAGTTAGAGCTATATTTACAATTAAACTATAAGCAGCAAATTGAAATATCTCAAGAAGAATTAATAAATAACTTTTTAGATAAAAATAAATACCAGTT